GGTGGAGTGGTGGCGGGGGGGCGCTAGTTTTATGGGGGAAAAAGGGGTTACCAGCGGGGCGGTAACGGGCGGTAACCCGCTGGGGCTGCGGGCCTGTGCGCGGGAACTGGGGATCTCGCACGTCGCGCTGAAAAAACACGCGGACAAGGGCCACGTGCGGCGCAATGCGGACGGCTCTTTCGACCTGGCCGCGGTGCGGTCTGACCTGAGACAGAACGTACCGAACTCCGTGGCGAGTACCCCTCTCGTCGCGAGCCAAGCGGGCGGCGCGCCGGACTTTACCCCGCGTTCCGACACGGCGCCCGCTGCCGGATCGTTGACGGAGTTCCGGACGAAGCGGGAATTTCTGAAGCTACAACGCGAAGCGCTGGACTTTCAGGAGCGGCGGGGCGATTTGATCAAGGCGGCGGATGTCCGGGCGGCCCAGGCTGAGCGGGCGACGGCGGAGCGCGAGGGCTGGCTGAACTGGCCGGCGCGGATCGCGGCTGCCGGGGCGGTGAGATTCGGCGCCTTGGAACGGGATTTGTTCGCCTGGCTTGAGGACGAAGTGCGGAAGCACCTCGAAGAGCGGAGCAACGAGCCAGCGGAGGAGAAAGTAGCCTGATGGGCGCGGCGCGACAAGTCGTCTATGAGGCGTGGAACGCGGGGCTGAGGCCTCCGGCGGCGCTTACCGTGTCGAGCTGGGCAGACCGGTACCGGGTGGTGGCGCCCCCATCGCCTGAGCCGGGGCCGTGGCGCACGGCGCGGACACCGTACCTGCGCGGGATCATGGATTGCCTCTCGCCGAGGTCGGCGGCCCGCACGATCGCGCTGATGAAAGGCTCGCAGACCGGCGGGACGGAATGCGCGCTGAACTAGGTGGGGTACGACATCCATCAGGACCCGAGTTCGTTTCTGATCGTGCTGCCGACTCAGGGCGTCGCGGAGGAATGGAGTAAGACTCGGTTCGACCGCCTGGTGGAATCGACGCCGGTGCTGCGCGGGGCGATCCCGATGAAGAAATCGCGCGACGCCGACAATACGCTGTTCAACAAAAAAACGGCGGACGGGCGGGGGCTGATCAAGTTCGCATGGTCCAGCTCGGCAGCCAAGCAGCGCTCCACACCGGCGCGGAACCTGATCCTCGACGAAGTGGACGCTTTTGAAGGGGACGTGCAGGGCGAGGGCGATCCGGTCACCTCGCTGAAGCGGCGGTTCACGAATTTCCCGCGCGGCAAAATGTTCATGGCGTCGACGCCGGCTGGATCGCGAGGCTCGCGCATCAACCGCGAGTTTCTGGCGGGCGACCGGCGGCTCTACTTCCTGCCTTGCCCCTACTGTGGGCACTATCAGGCGTTCAGCTTCGGCAGATTGAAGTGGCCGCCGGCCGTGCCAAACGAAAGCTCGGCGGAACGCGAAGCGCGCTATGCGCAGGTCGGGTTCTTGTGCGGCGGGTGCGAGGAATCGATCCCCGAACGGTTCAAGGGGCAGATGCTGGCTGCCGGGATCTGGGTGGCGACGGCCATGGAGCCAGACCTGGCGGAGAAAGGGTTCGGAACCTCCGCGGTGGTCGATCTGGCGCCGATCTTCGCGGCGATGGAGCGCGAGAAGTGGGTCTCGTTTCATCTGCCGGCGGGATGCTCGCCGCTGGGCTGGTATTCCTGGTCGGACATGGCGCGCGATTGGGAAGCGGTGCAGGGCAAGCGCGATGTAAACGCCCACAAGGTGTTCGTCATGCAAGTGCTCGGCGAACCCTGGAACGATGAGCGCGGGGAAGCTCCGGACGATGAGAAGATCTGGGCGCGGCGCGAAACCTACGAGCACTTCTCGGTGGGCGAAGGCAAGCTGCCCTGGAATGAGCTGGCGCGAGTTCCGCGGCGCGCGTTGTTCCTGACGGCGGCGGTGGACATCCAGCAAAACCCGGCGCGGTTGGAAGTCGGGGTCAAGGCCTGGGGCCGCGGCAAGGAAGCCTGGCACATCGGGTACTGGGTGTTTCCCGGCGACGTGTCGCGGATCGAGAACGAGCCGTGGGACTGGCTGGCCGCCCTGCTGGCGAAGGACTTCCCGCACGAGGGCGGCGGAACTCTGGCGATCATGGCGATGGCAATCGACACCGGTTACCTGGCGAACGTGGTCTACGAATTTGCCCTGGAGCATCCGCGGCCGGCTCATAATGACGCGACCGGCTCACGCGTGGTGGCGATGCGCACGGTGATCCCGACGGCGGGCACTGAGGACTGGCAACGCGTGGTGGCGTCTGTCACAAAGACGGATGCGGCGCGCAAGCGGCAGAACGTCCGGATCTGGAAGGTGGGCGGCGGCTTTGTGAAGTCAGAGCTGTATGGCTGGCTGCGCCTGCCCATTCCGGAGAAAGACGAACCGTCGCCGGGGTTCCAGCATTACCCGGACTATCATCGGCTGTGGTTCACGGGTCTGTGCGCCGAAGAGCGGAGAGTCACAGATAAGGGGCGAGTGTATTGGAGCGTGATCCCGGGCCGGGAGCGGAATGAGCCGCTCGACACAGAGCAATACCAGCGGCTGGCCGCGGCGGTTTGTGGGATGGACCGATGGCGGGATGCCGAGTGGCAATCGCTCGAGGAACGGTTGGGGCTGGACGCGGAGCCCGTGCAGGTTGGGTTGCCGCTGCGCGCCGAAGCGGGCATGGCGCCAGAACCGCCGAAGCCGGTGCCGATGCCGGCGGAACTGCCGCCTCAAAAGCCGCGGCCGATTTATACCACGTCGAAATCGAGGTTCGTATGAGCTACACGGCGGACGATTACACGGCCCTCCAGAACCTCATCAAGGCCGGGCAGCGGCGCGTCCGGTTCTCGGACGGGCGCGAAGTGGAGTACGGATCGACGAAGGAGCTGATGGCGGCGGCTTCGGAGGTCTACAACGATTTGCTGAGCCAGGGGCAAACGCCGACGGTCCGGCAGATCCGGGTGTACAGCCGGAAGGGATTCTGAGCGTGCAGACGACTGCAAAAGTGATCCCGATAGGGCCGCGCGGCGGCATGGGCCTCGTAGACCAGTACGGGCGCGCGCTGCGGGCGAGCGACGGGTTCCGTCTTGGGCCGGGATCTTCGCCGCTGTACGATGCCGCCGGTACGGGCCACAGGCTGCGGGCGTGGCAACCGGGACTGACGGGACCGAATGCGGCGCTGATCTATGCGGCGGACACGCTGCGGGCGCGCTGCCGCGACCTGGTGCGCAAGAACCCGTGGGCGGTGAACGCGATCAACAAGTCCGTGAGCAACGTGGTGGGCGCCGGCATTATGCCCCAGAGCATGGCGCCCGATCCCTACAAGGCGCAGATCGAGGAGCTGTGGGCGGACTCGGTGGGGGAAATGGACTCGCGGGGGCGGCTGGACTTCGCCGGCTGCCAGGCGCTGCTGTGGCGGACGGTGTTAGAGGGCGGCGAGGGCATCGTGCGCAACCGTTTCCGGTTGCGGCAAGACCGGCTGGCCGTGCCGCTCCAAATGCAAATCCTCGAAGCCGAGCACCTGCCCGAGTTCTACAACATGCAGATGCCCAACGGAGACGTGGTACGGGCGGGCATTCAATTCAAAGCCGGGATGGGCGACAGCACTCGCGTGGCCTACTGGCTCTACCAGGAGCATCCTGGGGATCGGGCGCTGTTTCTATCGGATAATTTGATTCCCGTGTCCGTTCCGGCGTTTGTGGACGGGATTCCGAACGTGTTGCACGTGCACCCGATCTTGCGGCCGGGGCAGATGCGTGGGCTGCCGTGGCTGGTGCCGGTGCTCACGCGGCTGTACGAGATCGACCAGTACGAAGACGCGGCACTGGTGACCGCGAAGATCCAGCAACTGTTCAGTGCGTTCCTCACGAAGAACGCGCCGGACGATTCGGTGGTGGGCGAGAACACGCAGACGGCCCGCGAGGCGACCACCGACCTGGCGCTCGAAGCGGGAACAATTCAAGTTCTGCTGGCGGGCGAAAACATAACGTTCTCGGAGCCGAAGGGGCAGACGAACATCAAGGAATTCTTCCGCGCGGTGATGCTGGCGATCGCGGCGGGGCTGGGGCTGACCTACGAGCAGTTGACGGGCGCGATGGACGGCGTGAACTATTCGAGCGCGCGCATCGCTCTGTTGGAGTTCCGGCGGGCCTGCGAGCAGTTCCAGCGGCAAGTCATGATTTTCCAGTTCTGCCAGCCATTTTTCAACGCCTGGCTGGACACCGCGGTGGTCAGTGGCGCACTGAAGCTGCCGGGGTACGCGGAAAGCCCGCGGAAGTACCGGCGGGTGAAGTGGCATCCGCCGCGGTGGGATTGGGTCAACCCGAAAGACGACGTGGAAGCGGACCGCAAGGCAGTGGAGGCCGCGTTCAAGAGCCGGTCGCGGGTGATCAGCGAGATGGGCGACGATCCCGAACAGGTGGATGCGGAGATTGCGCGCGACCAGGCGCGCGAGAGAAAGCTGGGGATCAACCCGCAGTACGGGACGGTGCGCCTTACGGAAACGGGCGCGGTGCCAGACAACGTGGAAACGGGCAAACTGCCAACGGAGCTTCTATGATTCGATTGCCGCATTTAGCCGCGCGGATTTTCGATGTGCCCCTGGCGATTGAGCCGGGGAAACTGGATGTGATCCTGGTGGCGATCGGGCCGCGGTTGGAGGGCTTCGATCCGCCGATGCCGCCGGAAGGCGCCGGAGCGCAACGCAAGCCGTATGCTGTCACGCCCGAGGGCATCGCCCTGATCAACATCATGGGGACCCTGGTACACCGGGCCTCCGGGATGGATGCGCTTTCCGGACTCACCAGTTACGACCAGCTCGCGGACGAAATTCTGGACGCGGCCACGGACCCGGCCATCAAGGGCATCATGCTCAACATCGATTCGCCCGGCGGCGAAGTGGCGGGGCTGTTTGACCTGGCGGACGAAATCTACAGCGCGCGCGAGGCGAAGCCCATCTGCGCGGTGACCGACTCGGCGTTTTCGGCGGCGTACCTGCTGGCGAGCGCGGCCGGGGAGATCTGGACGTCGCAATTCGGGGGCAACGGATCGATCGGCGTCATTTGGACGCACATGGATCAGTCGAAAGCCGACGCGAAGGAAGGGCTCAAGTACACCATCGTGCGCAGCCGGCCGCAAAAGGCGGCGGGGAATGTGCACGAAGAGCTATCGCCGGAGGCGCTGGCCAACATGCAGAGCCTGGTGGCGCGCGCGGACGGGATGCTGGTCGCGGCCGTGGCGCGAAACCGCGGGCTATCGACCAAGGCGGTGGAAGACACCGAAGCGGGGTTGTTTTTCGGCCAGGATGCGGTAGACCGCGGGCTGGCCGATCGCGTAGGAACGTTCAA